CAAAAAACAGGCTTAACGTAGGATATTTTCCGTTTTCCAAGCGGACCCCAACATGACCAGAATGAGGGCCAGGGATCCACGCCTCTGTAACCTGATTTGGGCGGGGGTTCCCATGGAAAGAGACGACACGGCAATCATGTGGTAAACGACCATTACCACGCGAATGACGCGGATTTGCGTATTTGCTGCCAGGGCTCAAAACGTCGGCTTTATAGCTCTTAAACCATTCAGGATACAAATCCTGGAATGTTGGCGTACTATCACCCATAACGAGACGTAGAAATCCCTGGTCGCCCCAATATTCCGTTGTTGTACATTTGTTGATCCAACCAGCTTCATCCATCCAAAAAGCTGACCAGATTTTGGCTTTAACCTCGTTAGGGATCCACATCACTCCGCTGCCGAGTCGTTGAGGGTGATAGAAATCACGTAGCATCGTGAATTCCGCTGGTGGATTCTCCAAAATAGAAGTGATATCGCCGGTAATGACCGTATCAAGGTCCAGGTAAAAGAGATCGTCTTCGATATCTGGACGGAACAACTCAATTTTGGCCCACCAGCCTCGACAGAAATTCCACTTATGTATGAACGGAATGCATGTCACGCCGGGGATCCGCATGTTTTTTACATCTGTCAGGCAGATGACTTCGTAATTATTAGGTAGCTGGTTGGCCAGCCACTGGACATCTGAAGCAGAGAAGTCACCGCCTGAACGTAAAACCAGTGCAATTTTCAAGGTTCTATTCCTGTAAATTTAAAAGAGTGAGGTTTCCAGTAAAAACGGCTCCAGTATCAATGTAATGCTGGTTCCAATATTTCAATGGGTTACGTGTAGGTGTATGCCCAAAAATGAACATATCGGCACCATAAATATCTCCACCTACATTATCTTGTGAATCAACAATCCTCGTTCTTTTCCAGATGACGTCGTGTAACGAAATTTCTTTGCCAAAAACGTACGATCCAGCTGGGTAATCTGCATGGGTGATAACAATTGTTTTCCCGCCGGTGTTCAGTTCAATGACATATGGCAACTGCCGGACCAGTTCGATCAGTGCTTTGGCCAGTCGCTCTTTGTCGTAATCCAGTCGGAAGTACCAGTCGCCACCATTGGCCATCCAGTGGTTTACATTCCCATTCGGTGAAAGTGCATCAAGCATCATTTGCTCATGGTTCCCACGCACAGCGCGGAACCATGGCATTTGAAGCATCTCAAGGCACTCCACGTTTTCACTTCCACGGTCGATGAGATCGCCAACGGATATAAGAAGGTCTTCTTTGGCAGAAAAACCAATCTCGTCCAGGCGGTTCATTAGATTGGTGTGGCAGCCGTGCAGATCGCCAACGACCCAAATTTTACGGAACCGACTGCCATCAATGCGGTGATACACAGGATTCATGTATTTTTAAGCCACTCTTTGAGAGACATCTGCGGAATACCACCCATTTCACCGCAAGAAACAACATCGATTTGTTCGCGCGCGGACTGGAATAACAGTGGCAAATGACTCAAATTTTTAGGAACGCCACCGGAATGAATACGCGGTTGTTGATTGGCATCGACCCCTACCAGTGCTACATGCTTAAAACCGAGGTGAAAAGCGAGGTTAAGCGCGCCATATGCGCTGTTACCGCTGGAGATCTCATCTTTGTTTTCACTCAGTCCTAATTTTGCCGACCAGCGCCAGAGCCACCATTCAGGAGATTCCCTGCATGCTGGCTCTTCTCCTCTTTCAGCCACGCGACGGAAACACCAGATTCCATCTTGTTGCTCCAGTTGGCCAACATCGGGTACTGCCATGCAATAACGCACTCCCCGGCGACGGCGGCCGCGCGCCATACGCTGTTGGTTTTCTTTAGAGGCATCGAGCGTGAAAAAATAAGAAGCGCGATTCAGCCAGTCGATAGCACCATTTACGGCAATAATCGGTACGCCGCGAGGTGCTACAAAGTTCATTGCGCTGGGGCCACTTCCGACGATAATTGCGCGATTACCGCTTCCAGATTTATTCGCGGGAAACATTGAATTTCACTACTCCTGCTTGCATTCAAAATATCTAATTTGGGATGACGTTCTTTGGTTGCCTGAAACTGCTGATGCCACTGTCTGACAGAAGCCTCAGTCGGATTTCTCAGTTTGCCGTTGTGAGGTCCATGCCAGTGCGTACCACGCGATATAGAGCAGTCGTACCCCAGCAAAATAACCTCTTCAGCACCTAATTCCGCCGCGAGGCTTATCGCCATTGCACCGCTATTAAATCCTTCCCTGGCATCACAGTAGCGCCGGTATTCCAGACCATACGATTTGGCTGCGGCTATGTTTGCTGTGACTTTTCGAAACTGCCCGCGAGGAAGTTCTTCGCGGTATCTTTTCCACCAGGCAAGATCCCCGGCATACAGGGCGTAGATCTCATCAAATAATTGCCAGGCATTATTAACGGCGATGATTGAGCACCCTGAATTTTGGACGGCTACGCAATCTTCCTTAGTAAGCGATGGGCCACAGGCAACACAAAAGACGGTTTTAGTTGGCGTCTTTGCTCTGTTGTGCGAGTTCTTCAGCAAACTCATCCTCCAGACGACGATTCATTTCCTCGACAATTCCATCAACATGAGCGTCAATTTCTGCCGTATTGCGTGGCATGACTGACGCCAGCGAGTTTTTATCGGCACTTTTCATGATTTCCCCTGTTAAGCGATTTGTGCTCCGTAGCTTATGTGATGTCATTTCTACCTAAGAAACATTATTCTAATAAATATATTATTTTAGAGCACGGAAAACCACTTATCACCGTTGAGTATGTGATCGATTGAATGGTGTTTTGGCAGATTGACGTACTCAAGAATGGCCATAATTGCCTGCTCGGCTCCATAGGCCAGAACCACGTAGTAGCCCTGATCGCGCAACTTGTGCAACCATGCAACCTGTTCTTCTGATGGACCTTTACCGTTTGGCTCTTTCAGCTCCAGTCGCATGCCGTGATAGATACCGCGAGGCATGTCCAGCGACATATCCGGATAGCCTTTCTTTTGTCCTTCAGCCTTCATTTTCCCGGCGGTAGCCTTGGTGCGCTTTCCCCCATTAGGGGTCGCATGCAGCAGATCGTAGATTTCAGGGTGTTTGCGCTCGAAAAAATCAAAGATGATGACCTGCTCGTAGTGTTCCTGATTACCTTTACGGAGGTCTGGATTTTTGGCTAACGCAGCCAGTGCTATAGCGTGAGGAGATGGCTCCTTAACCGGAGCCAGTGCTAAAAAGGGATCGACGTTGTTCTTGTTTCGTTTCCCTGTTTTCCGGGTGGCGGTGAAGGCCTTAAATTCATCTTCAGTAAAACGGAGCATGTTTTACTCCAGTTCAGAAGGATGACGTCCAAATTTTCGAGCCATGGCCGCTTGCTCATCTCGATGCCATGCAGCGCAATCAGCATCGCAATAAATGCCGGTATTAATCGACTCCTGGCAATAATGACACTTCCCTGTATGTGTCAGGCTTGTTGCATTTGCCCGTTGCCGTATTCCTTGAATAGCTAATTCCTTGATGGTTTCTTCACGTTCAACGCTTGAATCAATCTCATCTACATAATCAGACATTTAACGCCCTCCCTGGCGAAGATTACGCGTCGCCCGAATGCTGGCCATTGGATCAAATGGCTTTCCGTCATCCTTCGGGTTTTTCAGCGTTTTACCGCGACGCTGGCGGTTGTATTCCCGCGCAAAATTGCTGTCACGATCCGGTATATCCCAAACACGCATACTGTATCTCTCATCCGTTGTAAAAAATTAGTCCAAAAAAACGCCAGCATACTGGCGCTTTAAGATATTGATTAGAGCAATATTATACAACGAACTTAGCGTGCTCGTAGAGTTGAACCAGGAAGTAGAGAAGGGTAAAAATCACGCAGAATGCTTGACCACAGAACATGGCGATCTGACGAATGGAGGTTTTTTCATGGTTGCGGCGCACTAAGCCATGGCGCGCCATTGCGAAGTCTTTCATGATCTGATTCCTTTGATTGATTGGTATAGGCCACTTAAGCGTGCGGCCTACACCAAATATATCAGACCATCTAAAAATTGCAATTTATTAGAGCAAGTTTAATTGTCACTCAAAAGCAGCAAAGCATTATCCTTTATGATCTGTCCCCATTCATCATGGGTTCGTTCACGTATGGCTTGCGGGACGCTGTTATTACTGAAGTCAACCACCGTACGCCATTCCCCGTCAGCACGACGCAATTGGAATCCCTTATTCACCCCTACCCGGCGTACTTCAACAGAGAAAGGATCCGCATATTCCTGTAACGTTCGTAAAGTCCCATGCTTCACTGCATGATTGCGTTTTTTCAATTTTTTCTTTCTCCAGGAACTAAGGCCTCAACCTCCAGATCGAACGACTCAAAAGGATAGTCCTGGTCGTCTACTTCTGGAGGCACCGGCAACAAATGCCACGCAGAATAGATCTGCCCATTATCAAATCTTTCCTGGCTATACAGAGTCGCTGCCACCAGCGTTAACGCCGGACGGTCAAAGCGATAGATTTTGCGAATATCGCGATCAATCAGACGCCCAAAATTACCGTACCCACGCTCCAGCAGCAGTTTTTTTATTTCAGGCCAGTACGGCCCATAGCTGCGATAAAGGCGAGGGTTCTTAAGCAAGCGCCCACGTAAGCCCTTAAGGAAAAAATCAACATACTCTTCTTCAGTTTTCCCTAACATCGCCGTACGTAACAGCGCTTCCAAGTATGTTTTGTTGGGTTTAATTGTATCAGATAGTGTCGCCATGCGGTTAATCGCCCGGACATCCGGGCGCTCCTTTTATGCGTATTGTTTTACGACGGCAAGTACATCAGCCGCATTGTGTTTCGTCTCTAAAATCCACCAGTTACCAGGGAAATCACTGTTTTTTGCCTTCGCTGGCAACCAGCGTGCGCCAAACTTCTCTTTCAACTCATCTTTGGCACGGAACAAAACACCTTTCTGACCGGATGCTTCCTGAAGGCCAAACACCTCACCAGCGGCAAATTTAGGCGAATACATCATTTTGAGATCAGCGGTCGATATGCGGAAATTGAGCCCTAACGCCTGTGCGGTACTGGTAGCGTCTCCCTGCTCAGCAGCAATATCTTCTTGCTTCGCATTGCGGGCGGCGATCTCTTCTTCCGTGATTGTGCCCAGCGCAAGATTAATGCGGTCGGCATCGGCCTCTTTCTGTTCGTTGGTACGTGCTTTCAACGAATCGGATACACGGATCAGCACGTCGAGATAATTTTTACGGGTGCTAAGCAATGTCGGTGTCACCTCACTGATGTCCACCAGCCCCAGGATAACCAGATCGGAAAACATGGAAACCAGATTATACGTCGGGTGATTGGTGGTCATGCCGTATGCGGTAGGCATCGGCATTGAACCATTGCTGTATGCATCCATGAATTTAGCACCATCGTTAACAACCCTGGAGATGGCAGGTGTAATTTTACCTGTTGCCACAGCACCTTTGACGGCTGTAACCCATGATTGCGTCAGCGCCTGAACGGCGTGATCAAGATTGGCCTGGCGTTCATCAGCAATTCGCGCATTAGCGGCATCAACCGCAGCCTGGATCTCATTTTTATTACTGTAAGCGCTTATAACGCCAAACGCTGAAGTACCTAACTCATGAGACGTAGCTCGGAACGGATGACTGTTAAAAATGGCGTTTGCCACTTCCAGTTCTGAATCACCGTTGCGCGTTGCTCCTTCAGGGGATTTATCCGGTAGCCTTGCAATTTCTACAGCGATACGTTCCTGGATATCTTCAGGTGACAACACGTCACCATAGGAGGTGATAACATCGATGTAGTTACTGCCAAACAACTCGGTTAAGAAAGAATTAGCGCTACGGAATTTGTATTGCTTATCCTCCGCAATATAGCCAAGTATCCATTTCGCGATGGCTGTTTTTAGTGCGCCATCGGTGCGGTCAGGGTAAACAGCATTATTGATGCCTTCAGTACCAACTAAATCCAGCCGATAACCCTGCTCAGAGGACACCACGGCATAACCATCGCTGATCGTTATCATGCCCCGTTGCTGGAAACGATAAAAATCATCACGCGAGATCAGCGCATTAATACCGGCGATTGAAATCCCTCCGCTGATTTTTAACATGACCGCCTCTTCATCCGGCGTAACGTCAACCTGCTGCGTCAGAATGCTGACGGGCCATGATCCAGATTTTGTCCCTTTAAGGCTGTAAACCACCTCGATAGTTGCGCGTTGACTGTCAAAATCCAGCGCTTTAATGCGGAAGATATCGCCGTTATGGTCATAATATTGGCCAACACGCCATTGCCGATCACCGATAACCAGAAAGTCTTTTGCGTGGTTAATCAGATCGGGATCAATATCCACCAGCCCTTTGTTCATGGCATCTTCAACCAATGGACGCAAACGCTTAATATCGGTTGAGGCCTTTTGTGTACGGGACAATAACTTTTCGTATTTTGTAATAGTGGCTGTAATGTCCGCCTTACTGCGGATGGAGTATTTCAACGAGGTACGGTATTGCGACAATAGAGCGCGATCACTGGAGTAGACGCTTCCCCAGCGAGTTTTCCAGTCCTCATTGTACTCAGCTTGTTTTAATGCCAGTTCGCGATATTTCGCAACTTCTTCAGTCGCTTTTTCTAACGCGGCCTTATTTTTTTCAAGCTCCGCCGTCAACGTTTCTACATCCTCACCAGCAGCATGCTGGGCCTTGATGTAGTTTTGCAGATCATAATTAGCCTGTTCTTTCTGTCTGGCCAACTGCGCAGCCTTCGCCTTATCCATCTGCACTTGCATCATTGACAAACGTTCACCGTCATCCTTGGCGGTGTACATCTGCATTTCGATCATGTCGTTAGCGTCGGCGTTCTCCATTTCTGACTTATCAGAGCGGAGAATATCGGAAATCCAGCCCGCTTTACGTTTCAGTGTCTTCAGTCGGTATTCATCAAAGGAACCCTTACCGCAATAGTAATGGACGCGTACGCTGGCGCGATTCGAACCAACTCGCGCCCCGCGCCCATTGCGTTGTGCAATACTCGCAGGGGTCCAGGGTAGCGTAAGATGGTGAATATCCGATGTACCGCGATGCAGGTTAATACCGACTTCGGCCTTTTTATTGCAGATAATGATCGGGGTGCGGCCTTCCTGGTAATCTGCTGCAATTTTCTCCAATCCACCCAGCGATATCTCATTTTGCTGAGCGATATAGGCATCGTATTGCGCCATCTGCTCATTGTATTTTTCCAACTGAGCTTCGGTAGGCTCATCCGGAAGGTCTTTTGGCGGCTTCACCGCTTTTAGCTTCTTACCGGATTTCCCGGCATCCGCGACGGTCTGCGCGTTAAGGATACCCACCTGTGACGGATCAATATTCAGTGCATTGCAGATAATGCGCTTCAGCTTCTGGTGCTGTGTCTTCTCATCGGTAAAGATGATTTGCTTACCATCAGGCAAGCACTCCTTCAGCGTGGCGATCAGCTTCGCATATTTGGGCGTTATCGGGTGTGTAACAGTACGTTCGTCAATGCCGAACTTCGCCAGACGTTTATTCACTTCTGGCTCAAATGCTTCTGGCACCTGAAGTTGGATAAAGTCGCCTTTGTCGATCAGTGAATATTGCGCCTGCTGAGTCACGCTATCAGTGCTGTCATCGTCTTCGCTGGTGGCCTGTTTTGGCAGGTCATCCGCCAGCTTTTGAACTGCATCAGCGTATTCAGGTAAGAAACGATAGGTGATCCGACGGTGATAAAGGTCCATATCCGTACAAACACGGTCCATATCGCGGATGATGGAGAAGATCGGACGAGCTTTCTCCTGTGTAATTGTCCCGTCCTCGCCGACAATGGTGGCCATTCCTTTGTCGGCGTTGGCGGCCGCTTCAGCCTGCTTACGTAGTTCCTCATATGCAGCGAGTTGTTCATCAGTCAGTGGTGCATCTTGCTGGCGTTCATCCAGTTCAGGGATCTCTACTGTATCTTTGACGTCCTCCGCCGTTTTAAGCGTCGTCCAGCGGTGGAAAATGCCACGCAGCGCATCAAGGTTTTCGAAGCCCACCAGCGCCATTTTTTCTTCAACTTCACCGCTAATTTTTTGGACCGTTTCCAGCCGGGTCTTACCGAAGAATTTAACAAAGTCATCCGGCCCGAAGATGCCCATCTTCTGCCAAAACTCTTTAGGCAGGACGTGTGACAGCATGTTGTAGGCGTCGATCGGGGTGTTCACTACCGGCGTCGCAGTTAGCAGCACCGGACCACGACCGCCGTTCTTCTTCATCAGGTAGGCGTTCTTGATCGCCATGTCGCGGGCAGACTGCGCGACGGCGCTGGTTGGCAGATACGCCAGTTGTGAGGCCTCGCGCCCGTTTTTGTAACTGTTACGGTAGTTGTGGCCCTCGTCGGCGATCACACTGTCAAAGCCCATATCTTCGAAATACGGGTACTTTTCTGCCTTCTCCGTGCCGGTATCCGAGTGCTCGGATAGAACACGACGGCGCGCCGCTTCTTTTCTGTGTGAGTCTGACTCCATGGCGCTTGCAACACGTCCGGCCGCCACAAAGTCGTAGAGCATATCCTCGGCATGCTCATCTACGGTTTCATTACGCAACGGGATCCGCGCGTATTGCTCTTTGGTAAACACCACTGCACGATAATTGGAGTGCGGGATCGCATTCATGCGTGCTGTGATAGTCGCCTCGTCGGCCAGTTTCAGACCATCGCGCATTATCGGCTCGCCGTCATCGCCGATCACCTGCTTGCCGTTCTCATCGAGTACCGGCACCTGGCGGATCTGGTCGCCATCCATCAACACATCAAGGCCAATAAACAGGTAGTTGTTAAAGGCCTGTTCACTGAGGAACTCTTTAGTTTCGTAATACCAGTTTTCGAGGACCGATTTCGGCACTACGTACGCTGTGCGGGTTGAGCGGCCATTCTCAAAGTTAAAAGCCTCCAGCGCGAGAGCGGTCGTTGTTTTACCAAGGCCAGTACCGAACCCCAGGATGCCGCGCCCGTCCTCTGACAGACGTCGAACTTCACTATTCTGATAGTCAAATGGTTGACGCTTGCCGCTAATTCCCTCTAACCCCAGCGAATCGCCGGAATGCTCATAAGGAATATTGCTGTTAAACACCTCGTTATATTTAGCTACCAGGTCGTCATAACGGTCATGGGTCTTGATCCACTTATTGAACTGATCTTCAAGCAGCGCCATCTGCTCGCGGTATCCGTTCGCGGTAGCACCATCTTTACCGCCAATCCTCGCCCCATTGAGGTATTTCTCTAACTGCGCCGGGAAGCCAGTAGCGTTGTCGCCTGATTTCTTATCCCATTCGTACCGGATTTCTCCAGTTTCTTTATCCTTACGCTGCACCACACCGTAGCGGTGGCCCACAAACAGGCCGTCGCCGCCGTGGTACGTCTCAGAAATCATTTCATCGCCTTCAAGCTGAACTGACTGGACGTAATGCAGATCCGGATAACCATTGTCTTTCAAAAACTCCAGAATTACGGAGCGGTCGAACCAACGGCTGTTGAGTTTGAAGCGGATGTTTTCGGCGGGCGTTTTGATGCGTTTTTCTTCAATCGCCGCCAGCTGGTTAAGAACGTTATTCTTCACTGCCCCATCTGGCAGTTTCGAGAGGAAAGCTAATTTCGGCGCTACGATCTCGCTGATATCACCACTGGTCGCGCGGGCGAAAGGAACAATGCCGCCATAAGGTGAAACCGCGATACCAGGTGTATTTGCCAGCAGATCAAGTAACTCGTCATCGCTGGCTGGCAAGTCGCCGATAAACGCCTGACGAAAATCGTCTAACTGTATAGGGTCGCGTGTGAGATCACTATAGAGATAGCGGAGTGTGTCCTGGTGGCTGGTTGAGTCATAGCTTGCGCTGGCATCATGAGTAATCAGCTTGCCGGTTAGCTCATCAGAAATAGAGCCATCAAGTTTTATCGCGCCACGGAAAGCGAACCACGCTCGCGCGCCGGATCCGGACAACTTCGCAATAGATCCACGTCCGGGATTGCCGAAACGGTCTATCTCGGCCTGGAGTTTTGACACAAGGGAGAGGCGGTGCTGCTCAATATCCGTTGGGCTGTATCCGGCAGCCTTCATATCCTGATATTCGATGAGCATACGGCCAATCATGGCTCCGCGATAAAGACGTTCGCGGTACTTCTCTGGCTGGCTATCAATCCAGTCCACCAGCTGCACCATGTCTTCACTTAAGGAGTTGGTGTATTGCTGACGAACATTTGCCATTTGACTAAACGTCATGGCCAAACGCCCTTCAGCAGTCGTTAGGTTACGTTGAAGCGCTTCCCAGCTATCCGCACCATAACTGGCATTGTCGATCGCGACTTCCTTTCCGGCATCAGCTTCAATCCAATGGCCACCAGCAAATTTATGCCAGACGCCATTAATAAGTCGCATTTCACCATCATCAATCACATCAGCGGTCGGGGATGGCTCGTCAACATCCAGCATGGACCAGTCAATACGGCTGTCGAAGCGGTGGATCAGCTTCGCCTTTAATGCCTGGTTATCGATCTGACCATCAGCGCGCACTTCAATGCGCCCCTGGAAGCCTTGTTCCTGCGTGCCATGCACAAAGCGACGTCCATCGCGTTCAAACCATTTGCCCGTAATGAAGGTTGACCAAAGAACATTTGCCGCTTCCAGCGTGCTTTCTTCGGCCTGCGTGATTTTCTCGGCCATCTCTTTTGGATGCTTACGCATGAGCACGACGTCAACAACGGTACTTGTGCCATTCGCATCAAAGGTTCCTGTCGGAAGCCGGTGGGCACCAAGAAACTCGGCCTTACGGGATAGACGTAAGCGCAACCGTTTCATGTTGTTACCGGAGACAATAGACGGCGGCACGATCACGCACATAAAACCGCCTGGCTTTATCTTGTCCAGCATTCGCAGCATGAAGTAAGAGCCCATGTCGGTTTCTTCTGCATACGGCTTATCAAGGTTGCGGGTGTTGTCACGCCCGCCGAACGGTACGTTGCCGACTACGTGATCGAAAGAATCATTAGGTGTGCTGGTGGCCAGTTGCTCGAAGGGACTGACCTGAACACTGTCTTCAGGATGGAGCAATTGATTGATACGGCCTGAAATTTCACTAATTTCAGTTGCAGTCATCACAGTGCCGACGGGCTTGGTTTCATTGAATACGCCGGTGCCCGCAGACGGTTCAAGAGTATTTCCGACATCCGCTCCGTAGAGCTTCATGATCTCCCATACACCTTCAGCTATCGGCTTTGGCGTGTAGTATTCTGATACGGAACCGCCGATCCCGCCTTCCCCGGTATAACCAGCCAACGTTTGCCGTTGCTCCTCCGTTAATACGGCTCCATCAGCAAGGCTGTTAAGCAAACTTACAGCCCTTTCATTTGCCTCTCTACGCAGTCTGTCATAGCTCTTACCTTCGACCTTTTCTACCCCAAAAGGAACCTGTTGCCGACGCATTGAAACTGCTCTAATAAATCTCACAATTTCGCCGATGCTTTTGCAGGATAAAACCCCGCCAGATAAGTCTGCCATTAGTGATCCTTCACAAGTGACCAGTGTTAAATTTGCGCAAAATACATGCACAATTATTCTAATGAAGGTGCGATCTTGGCTGACAATAAAATTACCCTGTCCTCTGTCAGAAAGGCGCTGACGGATGCCTACAAAGACACAAAGGGCGATAGCAACAATATTCTGTTGGCGGCACTGGCTGTTCAGGGGGGAAGCGGTTACTTATTTTCCCGTACCTCTGCACCATCCGCACTGGCAGGATTTATCAATAATCCGGGGAAAGATGACGGGAAGTCTTCATGCGTTGTCGATGGCAGTCGATTTATGTTCGATGAGGCCTCTCTTCCGGAGGACCGATTACAGCGCTATCCCATCCTGGAAGAAATGTCGGTGTACAGCACCATTGCTACAGCGCTGAACATCCACATTACGCATGCACTCTCTTATGACAAAAAAACGGGTAACACTTTCACCATAACGCCTGTTAACAACGGTAACGAGGCGGAATACAAAGAAGCCCAAACGCTTTGCGAAGATTTGATGAACGACATCGGAAAAACCATTAACAAAGAGGTGGCCGGTTGGGCGTTTATTATGTCGGTGTTCGGCGTTGCCTACATCCGCCCGCATGCCGTGGAAGGTATCGGGATTAAATCATTCGAATGCTCGTATTATTCCCTGCCCTACTTCGTCAAAGAGTTTGAAGTTGGCGGCAACCTGGCGGGCTTCAGTGGCGACTACCTGAAAGATGCTACGGGCAAGCTAATCTTCTCCGATCCATGGGCGCTTGTTCCCATGAAAATCCCTTACTGGCGTCCGAAAGGGAACCTGATGCCTGTCTACTATGGCCACAAGCCATATAGCTTGCTCGATAATCCCGAAGAGCGCATGCCAGTTGAGACTCAAAATTACGGCACCAGCCTTCTTGAGTATGCTTACGAACCCTACATAAACCTGCGATCGGCTATCCGTTCTCTGAAAGCCAGCCGCTTTAACGCGTCCAAAATTGACCGCATTATTGGCCTGGCAATGAATAGCCTGGATCCGGTGAAAGCAGCAGACTATTCCCGGACTATATCCCAAACCCTGAAGCGTGCCGCCGATCTGATGGAACGGCGCGCTAAAGGGGCAAACAACATGCCAACCGTCACCAATACCCTGCTTCCAATCATGGGGGACGGTAAAGGGCAAATGACGATCGATACACAAACCATCCAGGCTGACATTAACGGCATCGAAGACGTACTCACGTATATGCGCCAGCTGGCCGCCGCGCTGGGCCTGGATTACACACTGCTTGGCTGGGCTGATCAGATGTCTGGCGGGCTGGGTGAAGGTGGTTTTCTCCGTACCGCCATTCAGGCGGCAATGCGCGCCTCATGGATCCAGCAGGGAGTAGAAGAATTCATTCAGCGGGCCATTGATATTCATCTCGCCTTCAAATACGGGAAGGTGTATCCGGAGGGCTCCCGCCCCTACAAAATCGAATTCCACTCCGTCAATACGGCGTTGCAGCAGGAACATAACGACAACCGCGATTCTCAGGCTAACTACGCAACCCTGATCACGCAGATCCTTGATGCGATAAGTAATAACCAAACGTTATCAAATTCCGAAGCATTCAAGCGCTACCTGTTCTGCGACATCCTTGAAATTGACGAAAACATATCTAACGCGCTGGTGGCTGAGCTTAAGGCCAAAGGTGATGAAGATAGCTCCATGATGGACTCCATCCTGAAATCAACGCCAGAGGAACTGGCGCTAATCCTTGAATCAGTCTTTAAAGAGGGACAAAAAAATGACTGACGTTCTGAAGACGGTAACAGACCGTTTCTGCCTGTATAAAAACGCGCGCACCGGTCGCCAGAACGGGCGTAAATATGTTCTCGGTGCAGTAAAAGCCATGTTTGAAAGCAAAGAAACTCAGGAGGGATTACGCCTGGGCGAACTGTATGGTTACTACGGCCACGGCCGCCGCGAAATGACCGGCAAACTGGAATTACCCGAAACAAGCGTAATCATGGTGGAAGGTCGCCCGGTTGTTATTGATAACGTGCCCGCCTGCCGCACAGTTTCCATCTCCGTCGATGATAATGGTGTTGTTACTCACACACAGGAAATTCTCAATACGGAACCGGGTAAAATCGTTGCGGCGATGATCGAAAGCCGAGCTGGTGGATGGAGTTGGGCAACCGGCGGTCGCCAGGCTGGGAATATTGCAGTGACCACCAGCTTCCACGGTGTGGATTACGTCACCAACCCGAACTATGTCAGTCTGGATCACCCTGCCAGCGCGGGCATGTTCGAGAGCGCAGATTCGAAATCACTGCTTGCTGAATCACTGGCGGCACATGGTTATTCTGATGAATCCGTACAAGCAGTGATCAACCACTACGGTAAACTGGCAGAGCTTGAACTGATGATGGAGGCTACTGAACGCAATGCCGAACTGGAGACGGCACTGTTAGAAAGCCAGGGACGATATCTTGAAGCCAAAGCGAACGAGGAAAAAGCCGAACAACGGATCCTGTTGCTTGAAAGCGTCGCCGGTATTCGTGACGATGTTTTAGCAGCGGTCCAGAATGAACTGGATAAACTCCCGATCTTCGTCACTGCCAGCCAGAAAGAAGCCTTCAAGTTTAAAGATCCCAATGATGCCAAGGTTGTCGCTACCCTCTTTGAATCGTTGATCAAGGTAGGCGCGCGCCATTTACCGCTCACGCCACCAGCAGCAGAGCCGCCAAAACAGGCGTCGAAGAAAACTGAGGTGTCATCCAGCATGATCACTTTCGGGAAAAGTACAACCCCCTTCAAGTAATTTATTAGAGCAATAACGTGTTGCGATCCGTGGCGCGTTGTTGTTTAATCCGATCCGCCGGATCAATATTACAGGCAAAAAAAACCCCGGTGCTAGCCGGGGTGTTCATTCATGTGAGCAATTTGTAATACGGAGATATCATGCCACATTCCGCTATAAAAAACAAAAACTTTTCATTCAATCCAGACGGTTCTTTGAATCAATTTGGCCTGAAAAGTATTATTCAGGAAATATCTCCAAAACTTCTTCGCCCAGCTGTCAAATATACCCTCATGATTGCGAGTGAGCATGCTACAGCCAGCGCCCAAATGTGCATCTTTAAGTCACTTCAGAACATCGCCGATGAATGCGGGATCAGCAAGGATACGGCCAGACGCCATTTACGCCAACTGACTGAGATGGGCATCCTCCACAAGCAATTCGTGATAGACAAGCAGACAGGGAAACAGAAGCCGTGTCTCTATACATATACCCCTCTTTTCATCCGCATAGCCAAGGGTTTTCGACGCTATGCAGATAAGCTGAAAAGTCGCCGCCAGCAAGATTTCAAATCCGCACGATCCCGCTTCAACATCTTGTTAGAGAGCCTGGTATTCCGTGCAAAAATTGGCCTTTCCTCACTAAAGAACAAGATATTTTCGAAAGGGTATCCATCTAAAACGGCCTTAAAACAGGGGTTGCAAAACACTACCCAGGAGGGTAGCAAAACTGCCCCCAATAAAGTATTTGTTGATCAAGTAAATAAATACCCTGCCGAGGATGCCAGTCAAAATCACGCTTCAGATATCGCTGATAAACATCATTCCGGACATATGGCTAAAAACCACAAAAACGGAGCAGTTCATTTCTTCCAGGACATTCTTGAAAGATTCTCCGCTATGTCCAACAAAAGAAACGATCACAAGAAAAAAACAGCAAAACACTTTAAATTAGAACAAATTGAGAATGGGAAACAGCCAGCCAAACCCGCTCAATCACGTCCTGGACAAGCAATAACTGAAGGGTTTAACCATGCTCGCTACCGTGAAGCCAACCGCGTAGCCGAGGAGGCCTGGAAAGAGCGAGATCGCATCTCTCGCCAGTCTTCACCAGAAAAAACCGCAGCACATCTCGCAAATCTTCGGGCACTACTGAATAATGCCCAGGCTAAGAAGGCAGGAAAATGATGGAAACTAAAACTCGTTCACTCAAAAAGATTATGGTCCCTGGTGAAAACGGCCTGGTGCGCCCGAAGAAGAAAGCGCATAGCAAGCCCACGCCCAAGGTCAAAAAGCTGGAACTCCAGGACGTACGCAGACACCAGCGCAAGCTGATCATGTATTGGCCTAACTTATACCGTAATGGGCGTATCCTGCCCGTTGCAGTTGGGATCCGCGAGTCCATGCTGGATGATCTGCGTGCTCGTGGGATTGAAATTAACCCTAAACGCATTGCAAGCGAGCTATTCTCCGCGCTGAATACTGAAAACTACCAGCGCCGTGTTCTGTTTATGAAGCATCGCTATGGCCTGGATGGTAAGCCAGTAGCTGAGATCACAGAGCAGGAACGCGAGTACGCATATCAGAAACTGGTTGCGAAAATGGCAGAGAGGAAACGTACCCCTCCTCGCCATGGATTCTGGAAAGAGAAAAAGACCTTCCGCAAAAACACGAAAGGTCCTGGTAAGCCGGTTAAGGCGAGTGCTTCCTCCTGAAAAATTTGCGTATAGATCGCCGGGGGGATTCGGTTCCCGTTTTCCCCCGCTGTAGCAATCGTGCCGACATACCCAAAAACGTTAGAGTAAGTCTTATCGAGGCATACATCAGGGGATCCAACGGCCACGTCTCATTCCATACCGAAACGGCCATAAACACGGTATCGAACACAATGGCTGCCAGGGATAACTTCATCGTCGAAAGACGAAATAGCTGACGAATCTTACCCACGCTGGAGCCCCGACAAACATAACTGGCGCTCCTTCTCCCGTCGGATCTCTAAACCCCGAAGTTTAACGCCACCAGCATTAACAAAGTCTGGAAGGTGATTACACATATTCACCCAATTGCCAGCCTGCGCCCATTTATGGATAGAAGTCTCAACTCGACGTTGTTGCGCCTTGCTGTAATACGTCTGAAGACTTCCACACCCCATGTTAAACGCCGCGCTGGTCATTGCACTGAAGGTGTCATCAGGCATGTCCTTCCCGCGAAAATGCTGGTTAATACAGCGCTCAGCTATCAGGATATTTTTCTCCCAATCAGCCGCAATTTGCTGATCAGTCTTTCGGACTCCGGGTGTAACGTTGTGCGTGTTACCGATCCCATCGGTCCATTTATCTGCCGGACATTTATATGGATCGCGTCGGCACTGCTCAGCATTGCCAATTAGCTCCAATCCGGCTTCATTGGTGCGCACTGTGCCATTACCCAGGACGATGCTAATCATCATCCCGATAGCACAAATAGCGCCACCGCCGACCGCTGTTTTTTTCTTCATCATTCAGCCTCACAAGTGATCTGTTTTACGATTACATCTCGACCACTCATGCATGCTCACGCGCCTTCGGGCGCGTTTTCTTTGGCTGAAGCAAAATCCTATACCAAATCACTTGTTAGGTGACTATTCAGGAGTTACCTTATTGCTCTAATATTTTTCAATTTCAAGGACATGAAACCGTGGCACAAAGAGGTGTGAATAAAGTCATTCTGGTAGGCTCATTAGGGCATGATCCTGAAGTTCGCTATCTACCTGATAATAAGGCTGTCGCTACTCTTCAGTTAGCAACTAACGAGAGCTGGCGGGACAAACAGACCGGGGAAATCAAAGAGAAGGCTGAATGGCACCGCGTTGTGCTGTTTGGCAAACTGGCGGAAGTGGCCAGCGAATACCTGCGTAAAGGTTCCCAGGTCTATATCGAAGGTCAGTTGCGTACCCGTAAATGGGTCGATCAGTCCGGTCAGGATCGCTACACCACGGAGGTTGTAGTCGGGACAAGAGGCACCATGCAGATGTTGGGCAGCCGCCAGGGGGGCGGGACGGAAAGTCAGCCGCAAAATGGTGGTGCTCAGCAGTACAGCGGTGGCGGTCCAGGAAATCAGCCGCAAAACGAGCCGCCGATGGACTTCGACGACGATATTCCGTTTGCGCCGATTGGACTCCCCTTCCCCCGCCACGCTATATATTGCCTTTAAAAAAAAGCCCGCATGGCGGGCTAAATCACGTTGTTTAGTATCGGTACATTGAATATACGCATATCAATGGCATCGTCATCGCTATCCAACGACTCAAACAGCGCACCGTCCATACCCTGCATACCTTCGCTTTCCAACTGGTCAGAAACCTGTCTGAGAATGTCCTGAAGTGATATCTCACTACCTCCAAACATATCACCCAGCGCCTGCCCCTGGTGCTGTAGCTCTTCGTTTATTCGCTGTGCCATCAACTTAAACGCGGTTCCCATACGTTTAGCGCTGCGATTGTTGGCGACAATAAACAGCGCCAGCGCTTTAACTTCTGGATCCGTTTCGGTGAACATGTCCCCCTGTGCGATCACATCGTTAATATGCTGTCCGGACTCTTTAGACTGACGCACCAGATCTACGGCATCTTTGAGTGCCGAAAGCGCCTTTTTATCCAATGTATCGACCGTTTCAATACCATCAACGAGCGTGTTGACAGCCTGCTTATGGGCTTCGCCGGATATAGCCTGCATTTGCACAAAATCACTCGCGGCGGCGTTCAGCGCTGTTAACACATTGCGCATATCCGGATCGGGTTCTTCCGCTACCAGACGTACCAACCGTGCATCCTTGTAGGCCTTTGCGAAGATGGCATTCTGGACACGATCGACTAGCTGGCGCGTCGGTCTTCCATCCTCTGTTACCAGGCCCGCCGCCTGGGTCGCGCCGACCTGCATCATAAAGCCCCGGATGAAGGCATTATTGCTACGTCCCAGGAGATCGCCATTTTCTGACGGGTTAAATAGCGCCATCATCTCCGGGGTAATGCTATCTGCATCGACAAACGCTTTTTCGCTCGCGGCCATCTCCTGAAGATCGGAAATATTGGAGTCCTTCGCGAATTGCACGCGGTTGACCTTGGTCTGACGTCGCCGTACCAGGATCGGCGCTTGCATTGAAGATACTTTTTCTGCGTTAAGCCCAAAATCACCGGCGTGCTCTATCAGATAATTTCGGTATTTGTCTGCGGTCCCGTCCTGATAGGCCTTGATAATGCCCATTGTGCGACCATTGCCTGATTCTACAGCGTTATCTTCTCCGATAATGGGAGCGCCATGGCTCGAAAGTCCTGAATCAGTCAGTTGCGCGGGACGTAGGTCTTTTGAGATCTGGTTAACCTGGAGAAGACTTGATGCACGCGTGCGATCGCGCGGCTGTAACTCCTGGGGGTATGCGGGATTAACTTTTCCATCAAGGGTGTTAGAGACCAGGATCGCCGAAGCATCGACAATATCAAATGCCGTTTTAACCTCATCCCCTTTAGCCGTTACCACATATGAAACCCGCCCAAGTTCGGGCAGGTTCTTCAGTAAGGCTATCAACGTGGTCATGCTGGTGGCCATCGCCACTTGTTCGCGTAAACTCATCCCTGCGTCGCCTTATGCAGCCTCTTTAACGTTAGCGTCAATCCATGTCGCCGTATGTTGTTTTACCTGCTCAAGATCAATGTAAGTGTCCAGGTACTGACTCAAATCCTGAAGCGTTCCAATAAATGCATCAGTGCTTTGGGACACAAATTTATCTGCCAGAAAATCAGTAACTAACTGTGGGACGCTTTCTGGTGGCGGTAGCTCCTTAGACTGCTCAGTAGCGGAGCCGTATCCCATTTGCTGCATAACCTGATCAATTTCATCACTGATATCCAGTAAATCCAGTCCGGACGCCGCCGCCGCTTTCGACATTAACTCATCGAGCTTGTCGCTAAGGTCCATCAGTTCCAGTGCTGATAGCTTCATGCATTAGCCCCCTGATTTTGAATCGCAACCAGAAGATCGGCCAGATGTCGGGCAGCCGAATTTACAAGTTCTTCATTTTCATCAAAACGGCCCGCCCCCTGAAGCGCGGCGACCGCTTCTCGAACTGAATTGCGCGCGTTACGGATTTCCACCATATCGCCGCTCTGCATGCTAACGATGCCATTCAGGTATTCGATAGCCTGGTTGGCTGCTTTATCTGCTTCGCTTACGTCAGGTTCCGGCTCCGGGCTAGGTACAGGCTCTGATATTGGTTCAGGATCCGGCGCTGGTGTCGGCCCTGGCATTGGTTCAGGTTGTGGCTCTGGAGTGCCACTACCAACTTCCTGCTTAAGTGCTGCGATCATGCTTTGCACCATTGCTTCTGTCCCGTCCCCAAGTGGATAGGCAATGTTGGGAAAGAGTTTTTGAAACTTCATCTTCACCGTTGCCCGGAAGTCTTTAGGCGCGCTGGTGGCCATTTCCAGATATTGCTGAGCATAATCAGCAAACGGTCCGGTGGCGAGCATCTTAGCGAGGGAATCATAGGATCCCTCACCCGGTAGAAGTTTAAGTTCGAAACTGCTCATCTGCTCGTCTGAGAGAGGCTCGTTGTACGTAATTATGCCGTGTCGCGCATATTCGTAATACGGGTCGCCTGATTCTGGACGCGGTAATATTCCGGCATTCTCTGGAGGAACCGCGCCAACCCCAGCTGGCCGCATTTGTAACGCGTACCGATATTGACCAACTTCAGGTATTGGATCAGGTTCTGGTTCCGGTGTTGGTTCTGGTTCCGGTGTTGGTTCTGGTTCCGG